TTCTCTTTGGACTGACCATGCATTAGATTTAGTGCCATTATATTCTAAAGGTACTTTCCTTATAGGATCATACCATTCGCCAATATTACTCATTCTCGTAATTATGCCTCCTGTTTTACTCTTATCATTGAAAATGGTACTGTATAATGCACCATTTGTTGCCTTGTTTTATCAAAGCAATCTATAACTGCTCTGGTTCTATTTATTTTAACAATTTTACCAGAACCTATTTTACTAGAACCACTTATAGTTACTTCTTGTCCTATAACTAGATTATATTTATTATTTCTAGCTAATTTATTTCTTCTATGCGTCAAATATTCTTGTATTTTCTGCAAATCATCTAAACTATTTAGATTATCTATATTCCGTTCAATTTCAAATAATGATATTTCTCTTGGATCTTGTTTCATTTGACCTCCTTGATGTCAATTATCATTTTATTAGGTTTTTTAGTAATAACTCCCTGTGGACCACCAGGTTTGTAACCTTCATGTAGTTTTATTTTCAGTTTTATACCGCTTTTAAGCTTAACTGTACCTACAAACCTATGGTCATCATTAACAAATATTCCATCTTTATTTCTTGTTAATAAACTTATATATTTTCTGGATTTATTTAAGTAGTATTTACACATCTTCTTCTGGTATTTCACCTCCGTTTTCTAGGCATGCATAACACATTCTTTCGTCTGCATCGCCTGTTATTCCATGATCATAACTACATTCACATATACAACAAGTAAACATTAATATGTTCCTGCTTCATGTGTATTTTCACTCATCCATGTTGCCCAGCAATCCCACTTTTCACATAAATATTCATATCTATTATAATAGTTTTCATATTTAGTTCCTGTGATTTCTTCTCCGCATTGAATACATTCTTCCATATTACCTCCAAGTAATTACGAAAAAAAAGAGAACCGCACATATTCCTTTGCCTATGTAATTACCAGCGTGGTTCATACAAAGGACTTACAGGACCAGTGCTGGTTCTCTTAATTCTTTGGGACGAACCACATGTTATTTTAGCGCCTTATAAGTGATCATCATGTCGTCCCCGTACATATATTGATATAATTGTTGTTATTTTTGAGGCTTTAGGTAATCATCAAATTATATCATGTACATTATCCTTACCCTTACTCGGTGATTTACGCTTACGCTACACTTTCAGGTTGGACTAAGTTTTATATAAACCTACACTTTATCCTCGACTTCGCCGCCAGACTTATGCTTAAACGATAAATCGCTTTACTGCTGTTGTTCCGTCTCCCACCTTCCCTCGGTTTATAATGGTTGGCATATTTCGTCAGTGCTCTCGAGATGCATTTAAACTGATCCTGCATATGCCAGACAACTTTTACATTAATCTTAATCTATTTTTTGCATATATTACTTGTGAAGATAGTAATCTCTGCTTTTCTGAATAATTACCTTTCATAATTATTTGTTGTATAGATCTATTTTCTCTGATGAATGATTTTAATTCAAACTTATTCATTAATCTTACATCATCAAATACATTTTGTACATTTAACATAGTTCTAAACATTGCGGCTTTACTCATTGAAGTCCTCCTCTATATCTATTGTAGTTACTAAAATAATCATCGCTTACATGTATTTCTTGGAATATTGGTAAATCTCCTAAAAAATACACAAAAAAAGAGAGATCTATATCTTCATCAAGGTAAATATATTCTCCCTTTTCGTAACTAGAAGTTGAGATGAGGCCAAGAAGATTAGCCGCTCCCAGCTCATCCTTCCTAACCTCAACCCATCCTTTGGTATCTCCTACAAAGTATTTGTACACTCTGCTTTTCTTTTAGTAACTATTAATGATATATTAGGAAATACCTCAATAGAATCAATTAATTTTAATAGTTCTTTATGACTTATATTCAATTTCTTATCCATTTGCTCTTGATCGTGAAATATGTCTACATCGTATCGTTCTAAATGACTAAATCTATCTACAGTCTTTTTACTTACTTTACCTACAAGTATTATTGCATTTGATGCAGCCCATGTAATATAACCAAAACATTTAGATAATGCTGTGAAAAACTTTAGTTTATTCATCATTGCCTCCATAGTATTCAATTTCTGTTTTACCGTGATATTCCCATACTTTTACGCCATTTCGTAGTACTGTATCGAAATCATCTATGTCTGGTAGATCATATTCACTATAACCTAAGTGTTCACCTCCACTATCTAAGAAATTATCTATTGCATTCTTTATTTTACTCATATTTACCTCAATTATGTTAAATAGTTACAGAAAAAAAGAGAACATAAACCCTAACTCGGCTTGCCTAGGCTTAGCTTGTTAATTATGCTCTCTTTTTTATTTTATTCTTTTACATTTAATACAGGTAATACTTCTTCTTTATCTTCTGTAAGACAAGTTAGAACGCCGCCATCGTTACCTTCATCATCTTGCATTGCAATGACTCGTGTCCCGTTGTCTAGTATGAAAGTGATAGGTTTTTTATACCACATATACTCATTACATTCTTTGTCTTTCATATATTCTACTTTTAATATTCTTCTTCCAAGTAGAACATTTTCAGCTATTTTAGTCCAGTATTGATTCTGTTCTACTGGATCCATTAAATTATATTCTTTACCATTTAATTTAGTTTTTGACATATGCCTCCTAAGTTTATTGAGAGTCGTGCTAATCCGCCACGTATGATTAGTTTTATTGTATGGTTGCCAGTCTTTCTCGTATAACGAGGCTCAGGTGGGCAATTAAGTTCTCTACGCCATACAAGGCTAATATCTTGACTCTCAATTACATTAAATTCATTGTTTTAGTTACTCTCCTGGTGCTTGCCATCCAGGATTTAGGCTTAATCTCTCTAAACCAGTCTTGTATACTTGGAATAAATCCTAAATCTTCTCTTATGTGTTGTTCCGCTATTGATTTAACTGGAACCTTTTTGTTATCAGAATTAGTGATATATATTCCAAATACTTTTTCACACTCTATTACACCTTGAGTGTGATGTCTTAATGCTCTATGCCTAATATCAGCATAATGACCTTTAGATTCATCAAACCAAGCGTGAATATCATGATAGTCTAGCTCCAGACCACCGAAGTGTTTCACGCTTGATTTGCAATGATTAAACGCTTTAATAACTATACTCCGCTTTTCTACCATCAGTGTATAGTCTTTCTGTGATATGATGACAATCCATATAGTTTTGTTCACCTTGAACTTCTAGCATTCCATTTTTAAGATCAAACACTACACATCCTTGTCCACCATCATTATTATACCAATCATAGTCTATTAAATCAACTATCTTCCAATGATCAATATCTTCACCTGATAGTTTATTCCATTCTTTCAATGCTTTAAAGACAGAATATTGATTTCTTGTACCTTTTTTATAGGCAAGATCTTCATTAATAACAGTTGGGTTACCATCTGTATCTGTATTTTGCCAATCTCTAAAGGATATATACTCACTATGATCTTCTCTTATATTGAATGATTTAATAGTTTTATACCCCTCCATTTCATAACATTCTCCAGAATCTCCTGCACCATCATAATGCACTACAATGTACTTAAAGCCCTTTTTTAACATAAATTGTCTAAAGCCTTCAAGTTTCATAGCGCCTTTTTTCTGATTGTCTCTTCTTTCCTTCATCCACTTATTAACATCAAAGTCCATATTACCTCCATATTCATTAATAGTATCAAAAAAAAAGAGAGCCGTGAGGCTCTCTCTTATATGATCTATTATAGTAAACTATAATCTACATCACTTAACTCATTACGGAATATGTTCCAAGATAATCCACTTGAAGATAATTTAATATTACCTCTAAAGTTTATTCTTGCTTTTAAATCGTCCAATCTTTTAGGATGTGGTTCTTCTGTGCAAGATAGTTTATTATCTTCTATGGGAACTGATATAAATGAAACTTTATCATTCATTTCACTATGAACGACATTCTTTTCATCTCTATCTGCTGTTTGTTCCCACATTAAACATTTTAATTTGTCTTGATTTTCCATAATATACCTCCGTGGTATTTAATTAATAGTTACACAAAAAAAGAGAAGTACGCTTTTTATTAATAGGGTTTTTTATATCAATGCAGGGGGTGAACATAAAGAGAAACCCACCAATTAAGGTAGGTTTCTTCCATGTAAATAGTATTCGTGTTCAACACAATCATCACATACAGGATTATTAGAACAATCACTTGATATTCTTTCTAATTTACACATATCACTACAATAACTACATTCTACCCAACTATTTAGGTAGTCTTTCATTATTTCTCCTATTACTGTCATAAAACCTCCATTTTAATGATAGAATACATAAAAAAAGAGGTAGACGTCCCTGAGTGTTTTATTTACCAAGGACGTCTATTATATGAAGTTGTAGAAGATATTAGGAATATAACGGTTGTTATACATAAAAAAAGAGTAGAAAGATAGGTAGCACTCGTCAATGCTATCTGCTCGTTGGCTCGCTTGGTTCCCGTAGCCCAAGTTTCTTATCGCCCGATTCACGCCTATCTTTCAATTCTTCATAAAAAAAGAGCACACTAACAAGTAGTATGCTCTTATCAGACTATAGAACTGTATAGTCCTTGGGTTTACTATCTTCTCTACCTTGCTTGAATGTATTATAAATCTCTTTAATAGGCTTAGTAGATAGTTTAGGTGATTTAGTAGATAACTCACCTAATTTGTAAGATAGTTTCAATAAGTATTTCATCATGATATACTCCGTTGATTAATAGTTACATAAATAAAGAGTACTCTCTTGTATGTGTAAGGATTTACAAATACAGGGGTATATTCAACGTGTTGTAAGGGAATAGTTAAACGTATACATAGACCATCTATCATCCGATGCCTCGGGCTGTCGTGCACACGACAGGGGGAGGCACGTGTGGATAGAGGACTATGGGTGGGGTTCCTGTCTGTGTGTGGGTGAGACTGGGTTGAGTGAACGTAACTAACGTAACTAACTCAACTCAACCTAATCGAACCCACACACCCTTGGAACGTAGGGGGGTACGTTAACTCATTCTCTTTCACACACATTCTAAAATAAGTTTTTGAAGTAGCACTCTCCCTATATTATATTACTCTATGGCTAATAAGAAAGGATTTCTCATTTTTGATGTATTTTCTGGTAAGTTCGAGGACGATCTACCAGAGGATATGAATTTTGATGAGTATATGCAGATAGTGGAGGCAGAAAGAAAGATAGCTACCAAGATGATTAAGCAGAAACTAGATAAAATTGATCCAGATGAATACAAGGAGAGTACGGATTAAAGTAGAGTATACGTATATAGGAGTATTCGTGGAAAGTAGAGTAGTGTTAACATACTACAAACGTAATGTTTGAGTACATTACGTTTGTATAGGGGGTAGGAGTAGTGTATTAAAGTAGATAGAAAACTAACATTATTAATTGCATTATGGGTAGTAGATAAACTTGTAATGTTATTTATGTTTTTATTCTTTAAATAGGGGGTTATATGAAAAATAAGAGTTATTATATATTAAATGTTCCAGCAGGTAGTTATCATGCAGATAATATTTTTATATTATTATTGGAAATAGCAAAACATAGGTTATTTCATTTATTTAATCATGGGAGGTGGATAGATTAATGGATACTATAAAAAGAAGAGTTGGTGGTCAAATGAGAACATTTAAGATATGGACTCAGAAAGAAGCAGATGATAAGGGATATTTCTATATAGAGTGGAAACACGCTAATGAGGGGGATTATGCTTTATCTGATGATGGATATGTAGGTGAATGTCTTTCAAGAAAGGTATACACCGACAAGAAGGGCAGGACTAAAACATTTGTTAAGTGTGCGCACGGGGTGCAATGGGTAACAAATAGTGGTAAGTTTATGTATGAGCCTAATAAAGAGGCTGGTACTTACTCACATGTTAAGCCTGGTAGGTGGGAGGAGAAGGAAGCAAGGACTACTAGAGCAAAGAATGCGGTCAATGCTTATGTTGCAGACATTATTCAAGGGAATAAGCCTGATTGGGAGATGATTGGTAGGATATATAGACCAGATCAGAAGATACCAGAAGCAACAGCTAGAAGATTATTCAAGAAAAAGAGGATAGTAGACATGGTTGAAAAGAAACTGAAGGAAATACTGATAGATAAAGGTATTACACAGGAGCAGGTAGTGGATTTGCAGTTAGAGGCACTTGATATAGCTAGATCTAAAGGTGATATATCTAATTTCCTAAAAGTAACTGATAGTTTTATGGATTTATTGCAAATGAAACCAGGGAAAGTTGTGACAACGGACACAGTTGAACTTGATTTTAGCAGTAAGATCACTGAACAAATAGAAGCTGAAGATAAGAAGTTGAAATTGGAGAGAAAGATTGAAGAACCAGAAGATATTAAATAGATTAAAAGATAATATGATATTATTTGGTAAAGTAGTTATGCCGAATATGTTTTCTGTAGAATCTCCACCATTTCACTACGAAATAGCTAAGACATTGCTAAATAGTAAAGAAAAACAAATAAATATCATTGCACCTCGTGGACATGCAAAGTCATCTATTGTTGGTGGTGTCTACCCACTTTATCATATTATGTTTGATAAGGGTCCAAAGCTAATTGTTCTTGTATCTCGTACGCAAGACCACGCAGTTAAACTACTTGGTACTATAAAAGATGTATTAGACTTCTCTCCACAGTTTAGGCAGTTGTTTGGGTATTGGGGTATGAACTCAGCTAAATCTTGGGCAAAGACTGAAGTTCAATTAAAAGATGGTAGTATGATTATATGCAAGGGTACTGGGCAGCAGTTACGTGGTATCAAGCACGGTAACCAAAGACCTACATTAATCGTTGTTGATGATCCAGAAGATGAAAATAATACAAAGACATCTGAGGCTATGGAAGGGAATCTAAGATGGTTATTGCAATCAGCGATACCATCATTAGATCCAAAGAAAGGTAGAATTGCTATTATTGGAACTCCTATTCATCAAAGGTGTATAGTGGAAACATTAAAAGAAATGTCAGGCTGGAAGAATTTCCTATTTAAACCTGACTTAGATGAAAATGTTGCACTATGGGAAGAATGGCAACCTATTGATAAGTTGCAGCAAAAGAAGAAAGAATTAGAATCAATTGGTCGTGTTAGTGTGTTTTACAGGGAATACCTGTGTGAGATAGTTGGTGATGAAGATCAATTGTTTAAAGATGAGTATATACAATACTATGAAGGTAAAATTACTCATAATCAAGGAAAAGCATATTTAAAAGTAGAATCTCTGAATGGTGAACCCACACAAGAAGTCAGAGCAGTTAATATATTCATGGGAGTAGATCCAGCATCCTCAACTGCACAAACTGCAGACTACAGTACAATCGTTTCATTAGCTATAGATAAAGATGGTAATAGATTTGTGTTACCATATTATCAGAAAAGAGCTACACCCATGAATTTAGCTGAATCTATATTAGATCAGTTTAAGATATATCAACCTTCTAAAACTAGAATAGAGTCAGTTGGTTATCAGGAAATGCTACGTGAATATGTAAAGAAAAGATGTGAAGAAGAAAAGTTGTTCATATCTGGATTGGAAATAAAAGAAAGACCTCGTAATTCAAAATCAATAAGATTAGAAACGCTACAACCTTACTTTGCACAGAAAAAAGTATATATTATGAAAGATATGCGAGAACTGAGAGATGAGCTACTTCTCTATCCCAGGGGAAAACATGACGATTTACTAGATGGTCTGTTTTATGCAAATAAGAATATCTACCCTCCTCACCATAAAGATGATGATGTGGATAAGGGCGATAATGCTAGTTTTATTAACAAATTTTCAAATGATTCTTGGATGACAGTGTAACGCCACTTTAAATTAACTACAATTTTAGTTAATTAATTAAGACAAAATATGCCAGAGAAACACGAAGAAGTAAAACTCACCGAAGAGTTATTGCGAGAGTATTCGGGAGCACGGGCAGAATGGGCGAAACAAGCTGTTGAAGATAGTGAGTTTCGTTCTGGTGCACAATGGACTAAATCACAAGTAGATACATTAAAATCCAGGAACCAATCACCTGTTGTAGTAAACTGTATTCATAATGCAGTTGAACAAGCAAAAGCCTTATTAACTACAAATAAACCAAGATTCCAAGCCACGGGCAGAGAAGATAGTGATGTTAAAACTGCTAGAGTTATGTCAGACATAATGGAGTGGGTTTGGGATAACTCAAATGGTAATGTAGTTTTAAAACAGGCAATAGATGATTATTATGTAAAAGGCATGGGATGTATTATGGTATATCCTGATATGAATGCTGATTTTGGTAAAGGTGAAGTGATGTTAAAGTCTGTAGATCCTATGGATGTATTTATTGATCCAAGCTCCAGAGATACTTATGCGCAAGATGCAAATCATATAATGATTGCTAAAAAAATAATGCAATCTCAATTATTATTACAGTATCCTGATTATACTGAAATTATATCTGAGGCAAAAGAGACAGGATTATTAGAAGATTATTCTACTAGTAGAGATCATACTGAATTAAATCAGCAGATTGGTCCTTATAATAGAGGCAATACTAGGAGTGCTTTAGATGGAGATAGAGAGTTAGAAGTTATAGAAAGATTTACTAAAGTAAAAACTCCTATGGTTAGAGTTTATGATCCATATGAACCAAGAGAGTATATATTTACAGAAGCAGAGTATAAAGAATATTTAAAGAGGCCTGCTTTTATTGTTCATAAACTTGGTGTAGATCCTATTTACTTAA